GCTAAGTACGCAATGGGTCACGGCGTTCTCCGCGAAGAATGCTGCTACGAACTCATTACTCAGTAATGATTTTCTCCCTGAGACTACTTGTGTAGTCTTGAGTCTCCCCCGGTCGGGGCACCTTCGGGTGTCCCGGCCCTTTTTATAAGGAGTTGAAATGCCTGAAAAAACATCAGAGTTGGATGCGGTAAACACCATCCTCTCAACGATTGGTGAACCCCCAATCAACAGCCTCACGGGCCAGCAAAACCAAGATGCTGCTATCGCAAGAAACATCTTGTCTGAAATCTCCCGTGAAGTTCAGAGTCAAGGATGGCACTTCAATACCCTGTACAACATCTCACTTAGCCCTGATAGCAACAAGAATATCATTCTTAGCAATGAGGTTGTTCGCGTGGATAATGACACATCTGTCCCTCGGGATGGCAGCGTGTCTACCGTGAACGAGTCTCGGTCTGTTATCCAACGGGGCAACAAACTATTTGACAAGACCAACAATACCTTTGAGTTCAGTACGCCTATTCGTCTGACTCTCGTGTACCTCTACCCATTTGAGGAGTTACCTGAACCAGCACGCCGATACGTTAATATCAAGGCTGCTCGTGTGTTCCAAGACCGCTTGGTTGGATCACAGAAGGGTAATATGTTTACTATGCAGGACGAGATGAAAGCACTCTCGATCCTCAAGGAATACGAAGGTGATACCGCAGATCACTCTATCTTTGATAATCAAGATGTGTTCAGTATCGTCAATCGTCGGTCTGGTATCAGAGGAGCCGGTTACTAATGGCACTGATCACGCACGATATACCGAACCTTATTGGTGGCGTGAGTCAGCAACCCGATGCGATCCGCCTCCCGAACCAGTGTGAAGCACAGTTCAATGCAATCTCCAGTCCCGTTCGTGGGCTGCACAAGCGTCCCCCCACCCAACTTCTCGGCTCTACCCGACTCATCGAGAATGTCCAAGCCGACACCTTTATTCACTCAGTGAACCGTGACTCGGATGAGCAATACTTCATTGCTTTGGAAGGCGACGGCACTGTCAAAGTCTTTGACCTTGATGGCAATTCAACGACCCCTTCACTGGATACTGAAGACACTAATCTTGCCACCTACTTTAGGAAGCAAGGATCGGACCCTGCACCCAAAGACTTGTTCAGGGCTGTCACTATTGCTGATGTAACCTTTATTGCCAACACCAAGATTCCGGTGGAGATGGCGGACACCTTGTCTGCATCATCGCTTCAAGCCAACGAACGTCTTGTCCATGTGAAAGCCGCACCCGGTAACTTCAACAGTTGCAAGATTGAGATCAAGTTGAATGGTACTGACCTTGGGTTTACTAACAGTAAAAAGCCAACAGCGGCTGCTATAATTACTAATACTGGCAGTAGGCGTGCTGATTACAATTCCTCTACAGAAGACAATGAATTTGGATCTAAACATGATTCTTTTGCCCTTTCAGACGATGATGTAACAGGCAGTAATGCAACATTCAAGAAAGAAAAACTAAAGATCTCCACGGACACCCAAGAAACCGCCGAACAGATCCGTGCGTTCTTGAGCGGTAAGACTTTTACTACTGACAACGGAAATGTCACCCATACTCTGACTGTCAACGCCGCATCAAAGACCAATGTTGTACATGTCTACTGCACCACCGCTGACTTCAACTTGACTATTACAGATGGTCAAAGTAACAACGTCGTGGACGTACTCAAGGAAAGCGTAGAGAAGTTCTCTCAACTCCCCAATGAATCACCTCACGGGATTATCTTTGAGGTCGAAGGTAACCCTGAGGCTGAGATTGATGACTATTACGTCAAGTTCGCTGCTGATGGTGGTGATCCCGGCAACGCCATTCCGACTAAAGGTAGATGGCAGGAGACAACCAAGCCCGGTATCGAGAACGATTTCAACTTCGATACCATGCCCCACATTATTGTGCGGGATTCTAATGGTGCATTCAAGGTAACCAGAGCCGATGGTTCCTTCGGAGCCACCCCGGCTTCACCATTCACCAACTTCAAGTTCTCCCCGAGACAAGTGGGAGACACCCTTACCAACCCCAACCCCACCTTTGTCGGTAACACTATTGACGATCTGTCGTTCTTCCGTAACCGACTGGTCATGCTCTCTGGTGAGAATGTGATCCTCTCTGAAACTGCTGAATACTTCAACTACTTCAGAACCACGGTTACGCAAATCACTGACTCGGAGGTCATCGACCTTGCAGTCGGCGGTACTACGGTGGCTAAACTTAAGCACGCTATCCCGTTCTCGGACAGGCTCGTGCTATTTGCGGGACAGGCTCAGTTCAGTCTCCAGTCTCAGGGTGTGCTATCTCCCCTCACTACAACAATCACCTCTCAAACTAGGTTTGAAATTAACACCAAGGTTAAGCCTACGGTTGCTGGATCATCGCTGTTCTTCGCATTCCCACGGGGATCGAACAACGGTGTCAAGCAATTCTTCAAGGTGAATGAAGTTGATATTCAGTTTGATGCTGTAGATGTCTCTGCCCAAGTACCCAACTACATCACGGGTACTATCAAAGACTTTGCCTCCTCTACCCACGAGGACATTTTGGTGACCACAACTGAAGAAGATCCAACGACAGCCTGCGTGTACAAGTATCTGTCCTCGGGGACTGAGCGGGTTCTTTCATCGTGGTCGAAGTTCACCTTTGGTGGCGAGATCTTCTCTATGTTCTTTGTTGACACAGAGTTGTATCTGGTCATGAAGTATGGCAGCGACCTGTTCCTTGAGAAGATTGAGATGCAAACGGGAGCGGTGGATGTCAATTCTACCTACACCACGACCTTGGATCGACGTACCGCTATTACCTCAGGGACATACAACCCCTCTGACAACCGCACGACTTACACCCTGAATGCTCACTACACTCCCAGTGCAGACGCTCAGGCTGTAACTGCGGACGGTCTTGTGCTTACGGTTACTGATAGAAGTGCAGGAGAGATGAAGGTATCTGGAGATTACACTGGTTCAGCGAGTGCCCCAGTCTATGTAGGTGAACCCTACACCATGACCTACGAGTTCTCCAAGCCCATCCTTAAGACCCCCAACAGGTTCGGTCAGCAAACACCTCAGGTTAGTATCGCGGGCTACCGCCATCAGATCCGATACATGACGGTGGTGTTTGATCAGACCTCGTTCTTCAAGATTAGAGTTACCCCTGAATACGGAACAGCAACGGAATACCCGTTCTCCGGTAGGTACTACTCTGATGGTAGTAGCGTTACTGATACACTCCCTAACGTGGATGGTGACTTCCGTGTTCCGATCTTTGCTCAGTCTGATCGTGTCAAGGTTGAACTTGTGAACGATGGTGCATTGCCATCAGCATTCCAAGCCGCACTCTTTGAAGCCGATGTGACGAGTAGAAGTCGAAGGACATGATTGAATTCAGACGATCTGTAATCCCTGATATTGCCTACATTGTCGATGACATTAGAAAAGGTGACTATGAGGAGATCAAGGCACTGGGCAGTGATCCTACTGATGCCCTGTACCACGGTCTTGTTCACTCTGAAGCGATGACGGTTACCGAAGATGGTCACCCTGTTGTGATCTACGGCGTTGTCCAAGAGGACACAGGTGGTCGTATATGGCTGATTGGGAATAACCGATTAAACAAACTATCGGTGCGGTTCTGCAAGGAGTCCCGGCAACGGGTGCAGGACTATCTGCAAGAATACAAGTATCTATACAATATTGTTGACTCTCGGAATGTTGCGACAATCAAGTGGCTGCGGTGGCTTGGCTTTGTCATAGGACGAGAGTTCACATACGGACCTGAGGGTCAACTATTTAAGGAGTTTTATCAATGGCAATATTTACAGCACTAGCGTTTGCCAGTGCAGGCTTAGGTCACATGCAGGCTAGGAAAAATGCCCGTGCCCAAGCCGAGTACAACAACAAACTCCAGATCCAACGCAACGCTAACTACAACAGTATGGTGGCTTACCAGCGAGCCTTGGCAAAGTATCAACGTGAACGCTATCAAGCGGTTGCTGCGTCTGCCAAGAAAGATGCTGACCAACAGTACAACGCCGTATTTGAATCAATCGACCAACGGCGAGATCAAGCATTTCAAACCATTGAGAATTACTCACAACAAGCAGCAGCCGGTGCAGCGACCTACGCATCTGGTGCTGATGAGACTGCGGGACAGACCAAGAGAATGGTTCTCCAAGAGTTCAAAGCCAACGAGGCTAGAGCCGCTGCTGTTGTTCATGACAACCTAGAAGGCTTTATCCGACAGGGCCAGAGACAACTTGAAGGTATTCGTGCGGCTGCTCAGAATAAGATAAACGCTGCTATGCCCTCACCTCTACAACCTATTGCTCCTCCAGATCAACTACCCGGAACTTATAAACCGGGAGGCATGGACTTGGCGATGGATCTGATGAACGCGGGTATGCAGGTTGCAAGTTACAACCAGCAAATCGGTGATGCAGCCAATGCAGCAGCGGGAGTTGCATGATGAGTCAGTTACCTAATTACCAGATCACTGCCAGACCCGTGTCCAACTTTGAAACCTATGGTGAAGGTGCCCCCTCGGCACCCGCAGCCATGCCGGGAACACCTGCGGCTCCTGTAGTCAATCCTTTGCTGGGCAAACTTGCAAGCCTCTCGGAAACGGCTGCTGGGTTCTTCGCTGAGAAAGAAAGACTCAAAGCGATTAAGGGAGTGAAAGAAGGCAAGCAACTTTCTCCCGAGCAATATCAACAGATCCTTGAGGAGAACAGAAAGGGCAACGCCCTTAGTGTGGCGGGACTTGTTGATAAAGGAATCATGGCTCCTGCGGAAAACCCATACGTTCAGATGGGACAAAAAGTTGCTATCGCTGGCATTAATTCAGATATCATGACTGATTACATTAACGCCAACCTTGCTGCTGATTTTGAAAAGGATACTGATGGTATTCGCACATCTGATGACCCCCGTGCAGCAGGTGCCGCATACCTTTCAAGACTTATGCAAGGTGCCGATGGCCTTAATGTTGATAAGTCATTTGAGCAGGATTATTACTACTCATCTGCATTTGAAAAAAATATGGGGGCACTCCGGAAGGCGTTCCAGAAAAGTTTGATGGGCCTCAGGGTTGAGAGAGCATCCCTTGATTTCCAACAAGGAATTAAATCATCAATTATCAAAGCCGTCCAACCAGTTGATGAAACTGTACCTCAAGGTATTGTTAGGGTTCCAGCCATTGAAATTGAAAAGATTATTGCAGACCCTCAGAATCGGGCAGCGTTTGGAAGCAACTTCCTAAATGAAACTGCCGGTTTGTACCTAGTTGAACTTGCCGCCCAAGGAAATCCTGAAGCACTCGATGCCCTTAATAATTCTAAACTTTCTAACGGACAGAACTTGATTCAAGCATCAAAGGCTGTCGAGATTGAATATGAAAGTAAGAAGCCGGTTATTGAACGTAAAATGCAGGAGGTGTTCACTCAAGGTTTGGGTGCAAGAAACCAAGCGTTGAGAGAAACAGTAGAGCAGCAGTTTATTCAAGCCTTCTCCCTCAATCAGACAAGAATTGATGATATGTCGATTAAGCAAATCGCTGATCAAATGGGGGGACTGGTTTCAAGAACCACAACTGGGTGGGCTATAAACCTGCCAAATAAAGATGGCGGTGTAACGCAGTCAGCCATTAACATGAACGCTCTTGCAGAGGAATCAAGAAAGGTTGCGTTTGAACGCCGGTTTGCTGCGTTGATGCAACTAGATGTTCCTGATGGAATCCGAAGATCTGACTTAGTTATGGATGAGATGACTGCTAGAATTGTGGCCTCTGCTGAAACAACCAGAAACAACGGAGAATACAAAGATGAAGTTCTGGATGCTCGCCTCCGTAGAGGTGTGGGATCAATCAACGCTTTGATGTCTGACCCCGGACGAGCCGTGAATGCAGACGGCAGTGAGTCATTAGATTCTCAACAAGCAATGGATGCTCTCATGCACTATCGAAGGATGCAGGCCGAAGTGGGAATGACGGCTCAATACTTCAGTGCTGAAGAGCAGGCTAATTTGTACATTCTTGATCTGTTGGAACAAGGATCGCAAGGGCCACTCGGACAACTCAGCGACAGCCAAATGCCATCAGGAATTGTCTCTGCTGTTAGCAGGATGAAAGGATTTGATGACAAAGCATTCAGCGGTGAGCAAAGAAAACTTACAGAAGCACTGCGTGACAAGATTCCAGAAAGATTGAGGGGCGACCCCGGCATGATTGCTCAACTCATTGCTATTGGTGAAGTTCAAGTGGCTCTCACTAATGGTGATGGGGAGAAGGTTGCAGCCAGCCTTCTTGAAGACTTTGTGAGACAGGGTGACAACTTTATCTTTAGTTCTCTTCATGGCCCCACTATTCTTAAAGGTGAGGGTAAGGTATTGCTTAGTGATGCTGTGGAGTTTGCAGCGGACATGAGTAACAAGGCTGCTGAAGGAAGTATTGCTGCGGATATACGAGAGATTGCCAGTGAGTTTGGTCCCGGAGGCGATGAACAAGCAGACTGGATTAGAGAGAATATTCACTTTGTCTCGGCGAAAGGCCCACAAAAGGCTTTGATGCTGGCGGCTAAAGACGGGACAATGTGGGAAGGCAGCCGTCTGTACAGCCGAGAGGCTCTTAAGCAGGATCAAAGAGTCCGTGTCTCGGCTGCTAGTGCCGCGAAGCAAGAGGCAATAGAAGAGCAACGCAATGCTTTACCTCCTGCTCCTGAAGGTTTTATACGTTCAATAAAAGAACCTTTCATTACGCAGGGATCTAGGCAACAAGATGCCACCTTCTTCCCCTACAAAATGGAAGGTGGATTTAACAACCCTGAAGAAATTAAGGAGATGCAGAAGAAACATAGGGAGATAATCGAAGGTGCTTTCGACCCTCTGAATTCATTTAGATTCCCCACTGACAGACAAGTTATTGACACATTCATGGATGTAGTGAACTGGTTTGGTAAGTTTACCTTGAATCCCGACTCAGCAATCGGTCGAATTACTGGAAAAGGTAAAGACAAATGAGCCAAAACGCATACCTTGACTTTCCTGTAGGCCCAACCCCCACCCCTAAGATGATCCGTGATGCTATGGGGGAACCGGAAGAAAAGACACCGCTGGCTAGTCTGTTCGGTGATGCCTTCATGGATACCACGGTTACTGGTTCAGTTATCAGGTACTTTCAAACACCGGGAACATTCGATCCCTCTTTCCGCATCACCCCTGAACTTCTAAGAGATACCGCTGGAGACATTCCAGTTGAATACATCCAAGATCTCTCTGAGTCCACCAGCCTTGACGAGTTCAAGTATCGGGTGGAGTCAATTAAAGAGCGTCTTGATACCCGTGAGAAGTTATCTCAGCATGGCATTGCTGGCCTTGGTTTAACCTTTGGTGCTGCCCTGCTAGATCCAGCATTCTTGGTGGCAGCCGGTGTGGCTGCCCCCTTAGTTATTGGGGGCAAAGCGGCTCAAGTTGGTGTAGCAACTCAGAGGGCACTCCGCGTGCAATCAGCACTCCGGGGGGCTGCAATCTCTGCGACTATCGACATTCCTTTAGAAACTGCTCGTCTTGCTACAGACGATATGAGTGATTTTGAAACCTTCTTTATCAATGTGGTTGCATCAGGAACCCTTGGTTCTGGTATTGGATACGCCTTCCCAACTACTTCTGGGTTTGCAAGGAACTGGAAGCAGATGGTTGATGAAGAAAAAGGAAGAATTGCCTTATCTATGCAAGGGAAGATATCGACAGCAACAGGCGTGACGATCCCCCAACGCAATTTAAGTTCGATGAATAAGAAAGAAGTGTTTGGGTATGCAAAAGAATTAGGCGTGCCTACCACAAGACCCGTCCCAATCAAGCGAACTGAGATCAGAACTGAAGAAGTATTCGACCCTACTACGGGTGGAAAAATGGAAGTCGAAGTGGAAGTTGCGTTACCAGTTGATGAGACTGTGGTACGCACCCCAGACTTTGATCAGCCCGGACAGGTTGCCGAAGTAAAGATTGCAGGCAAACCCAAGATGGTGCCCAAGACTGAGGCACAACTTCGTAAAGACATTCAAGAGTTCCTAGATAAGTCACCAGAAGTCCGTGCGGGAGAAGCCGCCGTTGGGGTTCTTGCCCCAAATGATAGCAAGTTCCTAGAGTTTACTGATGAAGTTCTTAAGGACATGGTAGATGATGTAAGCAAGCCTACCTTCTTTGGTGATGCCCTTTCTCGCCTTCCTTTCTTTAAGGCCATTGCTAAACGAGAGGCTCGTGTAGGCACAGAAAATTCTAAGTTGCTTTTCCGTAGTATGGTCGAAGACCCCATGCTCGATAGTCGGATGCCCGACCTTGAGACTAGAGCCACACTAAACCGAAGAACTTCAATGCTTCCTTACTACCAAGCACTGAGGGCTATAGAAGAAACTGAAGGTAAGGCTGCACTTCAACTATTCAGGGAAAACATTGCTGATGCTGTTCGTTCAGGAAGGCAACTGGATGGACTGCAAGGTCAAGCCCAAAAAGCCCTTCAGAAATCTTTCGCTGAAAATCTTGAACACGCTAGACGTATGGGCGTTGATGTTTCTGGCATTAAGCCAGACATGAAGTTCATTCCTCGGGAGGCCAACCAGTTAGGTGTCATGGCTGCGACCGATGCTTTTGGGAAAGAGACTGTGATCAAACTCTTGAAGACTTCTCTCAAAAGAGCCAACCCAAAAATGTCGGATAGTAAAATCACAAGCGTGGCAGAGGGTTGGTTCAAATACGCCGAAGATCCTGAGGGCTATGTTAATGCCCGACTTGTGGGGGGCAAGAGTGCGGACAAAATTCAAGAGATTGAAAAGGTATTGAAAGCCCGAATGAAGGACAAAAAGGAAGTCGATGAAGTCCTCGATCTCCTTGTTCCTAAAGGCCACCAGCCGCACCTTGGAATGACCAGCAAGCGTATCAACTTTGATGAGTCAATGAGCATTACCGCTGTCAATAGCAAGACAGGTAAAAGCGAAACTCTCAAGTTCAGCGATCTTGTTGTGAACGACATGGACTATCTCCTTGAGAAGTACACTCACAGATTGACAGGTGCAGCAGGCATGACTCAGATGGCTCGGGTTATTGGTGTTGAAACTGCTGGCGAGGGCGTGGTACCCACGATTGATGACTTTGTTCGGTTCATGAATACTGGCGGCAAAGTCGATGACGTAACCCTGACATCTTTTGAGCAGGCGTATCGAAACATCATGGGCATGCCCCAGCGTGACTTGGTTGAGTTTGGTGAGAACTACCGTAAGGCTATTGGAACATTACGGGATTTGAGTTTTGTAAATGTTATGGCAAATGTAGGCGTAGCCCAGTTGCCTGAACTCGCTAACTCTATGGCATCTAATGGTGTTCGGGCAATGTTGTCCCGGATGCCTGCGTTGATGAAAATGACTCGAAACTTGAAAACAGGGAAATGGAACGACCAAGTTGCCGCAGAACTTGAAGCATTCCTTGCACCTAGTGAAGGCATATTGAACGGTTATACGCGGCAATACCGAATGGATGAGGGCTTGGGCTTGCAGGCTTCAACGGGATCTTTTTATGAAAGAGCCATGCGGCCTCTTCGTTCTGTTACATCAGGTGCAGGTTCAATCAATGTTGGTGGAGCAAAGGTTAGAAACTTCCTTGGTATTGCCCCGATGGATGATGCTTTACGGATCGGGCATGTCAACTCCACGTTGCAATCGTGGGTGAACAGGGCCTACAAAGTTAAGAATGGCAGACCAATTAAGGATTCATTCTTTGACAAGAGCCGTTCACGTTTTAGAGATTTGGGCTTTACTGATAATGAACTTGATGAATTGATGGAGACTTTGGCTGATGTGGATGCCGGTGTTGTCCGGGTTCATCCCAACTCCACCAAGGTTGCACAACTTGATTTAAGTAAGTTTTCAAACCAGCAACTGCGGTACAAATTACAGTTTGCACTTCAGCGGGATGCAGACCGAGTTATTCAGCGCAACAAAATTGGAAATAAAGATTTCTGGTTTAACACACCTTCGGGTGGTCTGGTTACTCAATTCCGACAATTTGCACTGACAGCCGGTTACAAGCAACTCGGATACAACCTCAAGCACATGGATCAGACTGCCATCAAGATGTTTGCAGGAACGACTATGTTTGCCTATGTCGGCTACCTCATCAACATCCATATTGGTGCCAACAAATACTCAGGCATTGAACGCGAGAAGTTCCTTGAGGAAGCATTGGGCTTCCATGAGTTCATGGATGTTGAAATACCACGGCCCCTCCTAGCAGCGGTCACTCGGGCTGGATGGTCGGGATTGTTCCCTGCGTTCATTGATAGTGGAACTGCAAGACTTACTCCCGACAGAGAAGCCTTGTTCAATCCTTATTTTAGAAGTACGGGACTGGGTGTTGGCCTCATTGAGGGTATCCCAGCCTATTCATACCTATCAGACACTCTCAAGTCATTGACTGAGGTTAGCCGTGCAGGAGCCTTTGAACTCACTGGAGGTAAACTCGGTGGGCAATTCACGGAGAAAGACATGAGAAGTCTGCTGAGACTTGTTCCATTAAGGAACTCTATTATTATCAACCGGCCATTAGAGCAGATGGCTCAAGAGTTAAATTTACCTAAGCGAGAGGACTAAACATGCCTGACAGTTATAAAGACTACACAGTGGGTATCAATGAAACCACACCATCGGTGAGTTTCACCAATACTGACTTTGAATACCTAGAAACAGCCCACATCAAAGTCGTGGCAACAGACACGGTGGCGGCTACCGAAGTCACCTATGCCCAGTCTGATGATGGTTCAGGAGATACCTTTGTAGGTACTGATGGGGTCAATCCTCCGTTCACCGTGTCGGTGTCCAGCGGCACAACCACAGTTACCTTTGGCAACATTACGTTCCCCACTGGCACCAATAAACTTCGCGTCAAGCGTGTCACTCCCCGATCCTCTCTGCTGACTACCTTCAACAACGCCTCACTGCTCCGGGCGGATGACCTCAACAACAACTCTAAGCAACTCTTGTTTACTCTTCAAGAGCAGGTTGACATTGGTATTGGATCGCTTCCTCTCGATGCAGACAACAAGTTCAACGCTGGAACAAGATCCATCAAGAACCTAATTGATCCTGTAGGTGGTACTGAGGCAACCACCAAGGCTTATGTGGATGCCCTGACTTCTTTCAGTACCAACCCAACATCTGTGCCCCGTGCTTATGCGTTCACAGTTGGAGACATGGATGTATCTACAAATGACCTCACAAAGTTGTTGTCCCCCACACCCCTTTCAACTGTCAATGAGATGTTCATTGTCTCTATCCAAGGGGTAATCCAACAACCTAATACTGACTTTAGCGTAAACTCTTCCGGCCTTTTGACAATTACAAATGCCAAAGTTGAGTTGGATGCGGGAAATCTTCAGGCTTCTGACAAAATTACGGTGATCTGCTTTGGTAACAGCAAGGCTGTGTTCCCCTTCCCTGTGACTGGAACCGCTGCCTCTGCTTCTGAAACGCCCCTTACATTGAAAGGTGCAGGTAGTCAGACCGCAGATCTTTTCAAAGTTGTTGATAGTACGGATACTGAACTTGCCAAGATCGCCAGCGATGGTGATGTGACCTGCATAGATGTCAACTGTACTGACATTGCATGTACAGATATCACTGCAAGTGGTAACACCGCTATCACCGGAACACTTGGTGCAGGTAACACAACCGTGACCGGCACCTTGGCTGTGTCCTCTAATGCCACTGTCTCGGGTGATTTGAATGTTGCGGGTAACGTAAACATTACTGGCGGTGTTAATGCCGTACCAGTCGGAGCCATTATTCCCTACGGTGGGCAGACTGCCCCTGATGGCTTCCGGTTATGTGATGGTGCAGAGGTTCTAGTGGGGGATACTGCTCTAGACACCCTGTTGGATGGTGCATACGGGACCGGAAGTAATGGTCGATCTCTGACCCCAAACTTGCAAGAGAAGTTTCCTATGGGCATGAGCGGCTCCTTGAATCGTGGCAATACCGGCGGCGGCACAGCAACACTTACAGAAGCAAACTTGCCTGCTCACACGCACAGCACGGATACATCTGCGAAAATTTCAATTCCAACCCAGCGTGCCAATGGTGCTTCTGGCTCCTTTACCACTCAAAGACTCCAACGGGCAGACACTAATGTATCTAACCCTAATAACCAAGACAACGAATACTCTGTGACAGGACTTTCCAGCACCTCTGGCTCAACCGGATCGGGCACCGCGTTCGATGTCACACCTGCGTATGTCGTTCTCAACTACATCATCAAAACCTAAGGAGTAACCCATGTCTTCACCAACAAAAGTATCCGCAGGGTTAACCTCTGGGGTGATTAAAACAACAGACAAAGCGTCTGCGACAGGAACCAGTATTACGTCCCAAGCGGGGGCCGTGGTTCAACTTAACTCTTCCGAAAAGATCCCATCGCAGTATCTCAGCACTGGGGTTCACCTTGGTGGTATTGCTTCTAACAACCTATTGGATGATTATGAGGAAAGCACATTCACCGCTACTGCAACTCCGGGTACATCGGGAACTATAACTCTCAATGATGCAACTTTGAGTTACACGAAGATCGGCAGACTCGTGTTTGTTTCAGGTAATCTAACTATTACTTCGTTGAGCAGTCCGGTTGGGTCTATTGACATTGGGGGCCTGCCTTTTACAGCCGCTGTAGATGCGGTGGCAAACGTAAACATTCAAGCCCCCAGTTCTGGAGATATATCCTTTTCTGGCTGGCTTCTCACAAGTCATAACAACATCTTGAAAATCTATGAGAACAGTGGTGTTCAACCTGCAAACTCAGCAAACCTGTTGCAGACTAATTCAACCATTTACATTTCATTGACTTACATGACGGATCAGTGAGATGGAAAGCGGTAATCAGATCCTCTTGGCCTTGGGTCGTTTAGAAGGAAAAGTCGATGCAATGCTCACCAGACAAAAGTACCACGACGAGGAACTTGAGCGTCAAGATCAAAGACTTCGTAAACTCGAACAAGGACGTAGTTATATGTTGGGTGCTGCTGCTGTTGTGGGTGCAGTTTGTAGTTTTATTGCAACCAAAATAGGAGTTTAACATGGCCTCACCAGCAAAAGGAAAGGCTCGTTTGAAGATCTACAAAGACCCAAAGACGGGAC